AAGTCAAAAACCCCCGGTTGAGTCTACCTCAACCGGGGGTTTTTGACTTGGCTGTTCTTCAGCCGAGAAAGGTCAGTTTTCCAGGCTTTGCAGCTTGGACTTCAGGATCTTGGAGATCCGCTCGTGCTCACAGTTGTCGATGAGATAGTGGCACTCTTCTTCCGTCAGCTCGCTACGCAACCGCAGCTCAGCCATCGCACCGGATTCATCCATACTGTTCAGCTTAGTGACAAACGCTTTGAACCGAGCGCTGACTTCCGCCACTGGAGCTTCTTCCACTTCGTCCATCAGGTTGGAAATGCTCACGGAACCCTTCTTGGCAGTCACAGTAGCTTTTCCAGGCTGCTGGGTATTGCGGCTGGCTTGCAGCGGAGCCTCTTGTTCGTCCATTGACGAGTTGACCACACTCACGTTTCGACTGATGCCACGGGAAGCGACCGCTGCCTTGATAGACTCTTCGGCAGCATCGAGCCGAGCTTGCTCGCGGACAGCCTCCGGACGGCTGAGGATGGCTTGGGCCTCTTCTGCCGGGATCGCGATAAGCAGTCCTTTCGCCAGTGCGTCCAAGAAATACGAGCTATCAAGCAGGTACTTTCGAGGGATTCGACGAGTCACCTCCAGCGGTAGCCAAGTCAAAGGAACCATCAGCGAACGGTTCTGCCCGTTCTGGTTGATTGTCACGAAGACATCTCCGCCTTGACCCACGGCTCGCTCGGAGTTGTTGAGAACGTACACAGGGCCTGAGTTTTGATCGATCAGGTCTTGAACACTGAGGGAAGTTACCTTTGCCATTTTGTTTCTCCTAGAAAAGAAGTTCAAAGTTTAGTGAACATGAACGAAGCCATTTCAGATATCTCCTCAAAGGAGAACGGATCCAGCGCCGACTTACCTTTCCAGTTCTCATACTTCTCCTTAGAGTTGTAGAGTTCTTCAAAGTCTTTCGTCTTAGCCTCTAAGATGGTCTTGTCAAACAAGTAGAAGAAAAAGTTAGCAACCTCAGTCGCTAAGCGAACTCTCTTCACCCCATCGTGGATTTCAGCCTCGGTGACTCGGTAGAAGTCTTTGAGAAGGCTCAATTTTGAGGATTCGTTTTCCGGAAGGGTGTCTTTCAGGCTTGCCCCTTCGCACCTTCCGGTTTTCCTGTCGCGGTACATGCAGCGTGTTACCGGACATCGAGCAGTTGAAAGAGAGGTCTCGGCTATCACGCAGAAGATCTCTTTGCCTGAACCAGCGTCCTTAGCTTGATTCTTGCTCATTTGGACTCACCTCCACGCTTCCCAGCAGAAGGACGAGCGCGCCTCACGGCTTTCTTAGCAACCTTGGCCTTTACGCCGAAGTCTACATGATTTTCTACGAACCGTAGAACATGCTGCGCTCTTTTCGTTTCATTCACAGTTTCCGAGAATGGCTTCAACCCAACCAACCTGTAAGCCGCATACTCTCCGATGCTAACGGCATCTACTGCATGAGGCGTGACTTTACTACCCTTCACCGATTGATAGACTTCAACAAGCTCCACGCCGTTTCTATTCAGTTCGTTCTTCCATTGAGAAGCTGGTATGAACTTGCAAGGTAGTTTGTGAAGCCTAGCGAATGCCAACGTGATGCCAATCATTATATTGACGGACTCGATGGTCGAACCTCCCATCCTGCGGCTTTGATAACGTTCACCGACGATGTGAGTAACGCCGTATTCTTTGTACATACTCTCCAGGAATGCCCAGTACTGACTTGCTTGGTAGTTGATACCCTGCTTGATCTCTCGAATCGTGGAGAAGTTACGCCCAAAGCGAAGTACCTTCAGCTGAGGCCCCACTTCTCTTTTTAGTTCCCCTGACAATACGGCAAAGCCGAAGTTCCCTGTACCAGGGTCTAACGACAATATAACTACATGCGTCATTTTTCCGCCTATTCTAAGTTGTGAGGTGCCCAATTTTATGTCAACTTCACAGTATTACATTCCGAGATTTTGATGAAAATCTTGAGCACTATTCAAGTCGACGCTGTTCAAATTGGCGGCATGGGATACGGGGACAAGGAAGGTCGAGCCGACGCTCAAGCGGCCTTTGCTAACGTTAAAGACGAAGCAATGAACGCTGCGAACTACCGAAAGTTTGGCAAGGTCTTCCGGTCTGGAATCAAGCAAGCTGCCTGGCTCAAGTCAGGTGCTAACGACATCAGCTATCTCGCCATTCGAGACACACGTGCCGCGACATTCGAGATGGTCGTCTACTCCCTAGAGGAAGAAGGTCCTGTTGGCTACGTGGATCTTGGCCCGTCTCGAGGTATGTTCAAGCATTTCATCAAGCCTCGTCTGCCAGTCCTCACTCCATCCGCCTGGATCGAACCTTCTTTCCGAGGCCGAGGCATTCTACCGGAAGCCTATCGAATCGTCCTCACTGGTAACTACCTGTATCAGGACTTCACTCAGACTCCCATGTCTAACAGGGTATGGCAAAAGCTAGTCAACTCCGGTGCTGCACAGGTTCTCTTTTTCAAGTACGACCTCCTCAACGAGCATGATGAAGCTTTGGTCAGTCGAGAGCCTTCTAAGGAGAACTGGGAGAGCCCTCAGCTCTCGCAGCTTCTGGCTTCCCGCCGAGTCGCTCTCAAATATACAGGGCCGGTCCATGAAGAGGCGGATTCCAGCGTAACGGAGAACCAGTCATGAGCTTCTCAAAAGACGAGAATCAGGCCTTGGCCTTGTGCCAGAGACTAGGGTTCCGAACGCCTACTCTGATGATTAAGAACGAGATAGGTATCGAAGTACAGGTGCGGACGCCTATGAGTATTGTCATCCAAAGACTTGCAACTGCGCTCCGTAGCCAGTTTTGGCAGTGGGATGGATTCTCTCGAGGTTGTACTCTTTTGTATCGCACTTCCGAAGGTCTTCGAAAGGTAGTCGTTACTAACGCTACCAACCCTTCTTTTTCGCAGCAGCCTGCCATCTTCCTGTTCTTCGACGACCGGCCGCTTAAAAGCCGGAAGCGTCCTTCGACAAATCCCTATCCTTACACTCGGACAGCCCCACCAACCTGAGAGGATTGAGATATGAGCAAGTTCACTTGTCCTCGCCGCTTTGAACCTGAGAAGTCTCCGAACGGAGAGATGAAAGACCACTGGCGAGCTGAGTCTCAAAGCGGATTGACTAGTTGTGCCTACTGTGGTTCACTGGACCCTGAGTTCTTCTTGAAGCTGGTAGAAGAGGGATGCCTAGTCATCCCCACCGACAAGACCTACAAGGCTTACCTGGAAGTTCCCAATCCGAAGGCTGGAGAGTTGTACGTGTCCTCTGTTGCATACTGCGACCCGAGCGAAGTCCGGAATCTCCGACCCAGCATGGTTCGTGCTACAGCGGAAGAACACTCGGAAATCCTGGAGAGCTCAGGTTGGACTCTTAAAGAAGACATGTACATTGACATTGTCCCTCGACCTGCAGTATTGAACCGCAAGTTCTACTTCCAGCACTTGGACTCGACTCAGAAGGATCGGTTCCTGGAACTTCTAAACTCGGGGGTCATGAAAGTATCTCTTCCAGGTTACTTTTACATCCTACCGTACTTCCTTCGAGTGGGCTAACCTAAGCAAGGAGGCAGCAATGCCCATCGTACATCGAACGAACAACCGAGTGCTGCCGGCAAACGCTAGAGCCGCTGACGTAGCCAAGGACACCATCAATCGAATCCTACCAGTTCAGAACAGAAAGTACGATGCGGCTTTCCAGGTAGACGGGTATTCCGGTGTTCTGTATCATCGGCTCGGCAAAGGTTTCTCCTGTGCTTGCAGCAGTCACAAGAAACAGCTCACCTCTCGGCTAGGAGAAGACGGTAAAGCTGACGAAGGCACTATCAACGAGTTGCTTACCGGCGGACTACCCTTTGGAGTCCGGGCTTACGGTTCTCGCCAAGACGTTCTGGAGATTGATTCCAGCCTATTCGCCACTCCGAGGACGGACTCCCCTTCGGTCACCGCTCGGTCTAGTATAACGGGCTCACACCTTGAACGTTGGGCCCCTTCGGAGTTGACTCAAGCTGGCGTCTCCACCGTTATCGACGACGGGGAGGGGCCAAACGGTCCCGTAGCGATGACTTCTGATCTGCAAGATTTCGCAGAAAGCGTAGACCTGTCTATCCACTCCAACATGGATGTGAGTTGCCCTGTTTGCTTTGGCACGGGGTTCGTTGGAGGTTTCTCCGTATTCAACGGCTGGCGACGGTCCCTCGTCCCTTACGAACCGACCTGCACTCTCCCACCTGCCGCTACTCTCTCCTACGACAATGGCCCCTGTTCAGTCTTGACCGACACTCTAACGTGGACGGTCACGCTGCCGAAGGGTTGTGTCTCTGTAGACGCCTTCCGGCTGTTCAACGGAGAAGAGGCGGTTCCTGCAAACTTCTTTGTGGATAACCGACTTTTGGTTTCTGCTCAGGACATCGCTCAGTTCTGCGACGGAGTTTCACACGAGATTCGTGTAGACCTGGGTGAGGAAAGAGTTGTAACTCATCTCGAGATTCAGATCAATCAGTCGGCAAACTCCGCAAACTTTGCTTTTCCAAAGACCTCTCGTTCTTCGAACACCTCTTTGTTGGACAGCACAGATGAAGTCTCCGTTGTCTTCTCTCCTCTGGTTTCCCTAGTCCGCCCGTTAGACATCGTCTTCGAAACAACTACGGGGCGGTTCTTCCGCGTAACCTCTTGCAGCGAGTGGCGAGACGCTCGATCTTACGTGCTCGGCTGGGAATCCAGCTTGCGAGTTACGCAACCTCAGGAGCTCTTCAACCTTCTCCCTCGACGTTCACCGGTCCTCGGTTCTCGTCAGCAACCTTACGTTCGAGACAACCTAGCTGGCCCTCGAACCTGAAGGATCATCAAATGAGTAAGCAACGACGTTTCATCAAATCGCATAGCTCTCTCCAAGAGGCAGTCTCCACTCTGGCCTTGAGCGTTTCCTACGGTAAGCTGTGTGCTGCCGTCTCCAAAGACCCGAGCTCTAAGGATACGCAACTAGGTGTCCTGGCCGCCAAGTTCGGCCTAAATCCTGATGAGTATCTAACGAAGGCTGAGTTGGCTGCCGGATCGTATGAGATCAGCGGAACACCACCGGTTCTGTGCTCCCGATTTCAAGTCGGAGACCTCGTTCGAGCGGAGCTCTCCGCCGGCAATTTTATCCAGGCTCGCGTCAGTGCCACACCATTCCTTCGAGAGGGTTCCAAAAGCTTCTTTCGAAGCTACTCCGTGGTTGCGACTCCGGACTACCTTCTAGGTTCTGACGACGATGGTGAATACGTCGTAGACCCTGAGCGCCTTTCCGCATGGGAGCCTCCTTCAAAAGAGGGGTTTACCCAATCAGTGGAAGCTCGCATTCTAGGCATGGAATACTATACGATGTTCAAGCTGAAAACGAAAGTTCTTCATCTGGAGCGTCGAGGTAAAACCTACGAGTTTGAACGTGGGGATCCACTAGGTTGGCGATTCTCCTCGGATGGAAAACACTTCCGCTTGATCTCACCGTATCACGGTGTAAACATCGTCTTCTCTATCCCGGCTTCTGATGAGAACCTTTCCTGGCTGAATAAGCAGGATCCGCGTACTCGTCAAGGTAAAAACCTTACCAAGAAGTAATCTCTTTTTTCAACCTTCTCTCTTTAGGAATCTTTATGAGCATCCAAATCCTTTCCTCCAAAGTTCAAGCCAACCTGGCGAAAGCTGACGTGGTGAAAGTCTGCGACCAAGTCTTTGGAGTCAAGCTGGCAGTCTGTCCTCGAGTTAGTCCCCACGCAGACTCGTTCGTCTACGATTGGGAAGACTTCGATCCGGAGTACGCGAATCAAGGCAACACCGAAGTAGAAGGTCTTCTGAAAAAGTTTCATGCGTCTCTTACTCTCATTGATTGGGACGGATCCAAGGCTGAGGTTCTCGACGCTTCGGAGGTAGAGGACCTTGCAGCCGAAGTAGAGGTTACTCGTGTGCCGCTCTCTGGTATTGGTGAGTCGCACTTCATCGTTGACCACAAGGATGCGAACTTCACTCTTCACTGGAATACGGCTATGGCAGCCCTGACCATTGCTTATCACTGATAAGACAGTTAGACATGAAGAACTTCGCAAGTCCGACAGTAGTTGATGCCAGTAAAGATGAAGCGGAGTTCTTCACCAAGCTGGCCAACCGCTATCGCGTATCCGTCCCTGAGATTCGGCAGAGGTTTGCTTACGCTCGAGATCAAGTCGAAAAGAAGCGCAAGCCCATTACGCTGGATAACATCCTCAACATCTTGGATCAGCTTCGAAACGAGAAGCCTCGAAGCCCAGTAAATACCACGCCTGAGCACCTTCGGAATAGACACAAACAGCCTCCGCCTGCTGTAAAGGCAGCTGCGGACGCCCCCAATTTTATGTCTATCCTGAGCCGAGTAGACGTCTCATCCTGGACAGCCCAGCGTTTGGAGTCCTGGACGCTCGTGCCTACTGACCGCAGACTACGAAAAGAATTCATTCGTCGGTTGAAGATGAGGCAATCGCCAACATAAGGTGAACTGAAATGCGATTCATGCACAAAATCCTTGCGGAAACTTTCTCTAATCTGGAGGATGTCAACCGCGCAATTCGAAAGATCTCCCAGCGTGTCGAGGAGCTGGTTTCTGTTCAACGCCAAACCCAGAAACTCCTGGAGACGGCCGGCATCACTCTCGAGATTGATGTCGGTGACAAGAAGTCTCCAGTAATCCATACAAAGCCTACTCGAGTCTCCATCCCGAGTATCGAGAAGCTCCGCAACAACTATGCGCTGGTGCAAGAGCTTTACGACATGCGTAACGCTCTGGAGATGACTGAGGCTAAACTGGCCACCTCTTTCCAAGGGAAGAATGTCAACACCTCTAAGGCTGAGACCGAACTGGCAAAACTCAAACGCCAGATCGATCAGTCTCTAGGAGAAGCCTTTGGCTTCTTGGCAAACTTGGCCAAGAAACACATGCCTGAGGCTCTTCAAGGTATGACTCAGGTTGTCGCCGCCACGCTCGAACGTTCGGTTGTTTACGAGTCCGCTACCCTTTTCTCGTATGTCTTCGAGTCGGAAGGCGATATCGTCTTCTCCAACTACATTCACTTGAAGAATGCGCAAGACGAAGATGACCAGGTCTTCCCAGACTTGTTCATCTGCTGCTCGCTGCGAACCGGTGAGAACACCGGTTTGTATGTGGCTATCCTGCATAAGTTTGCTCCGCCTTCGAAGGACCTTCTGGTTCGGAAGGTGAACAACCCCAAGGATGTAGTTAAGTCTCTGAACCTCCTTCTCTCCTTGGATAACTTTGAGAACTCTATCGGCTCGTTGCCAATGAACGTCGTTCTTAAGCCTTCCAAGATTGAACGGAATATGTTCTCATACGCGGCCTACATCAAGACGGTCACCATTGAAGAACAGGAAATCCACTTTAAGCTGAAGCCAAGGGCAAAGCAAGACGGTCTGACGGACAACATCGTTGCTCAGCTATACAAGGAGCTGAACTCTATCCAGCGTCGTATTGACGCTAAACTGAGGATGTCCGTTAAGAAGGCGAAGGATGGAGACGAGATTCGTTTCTACTTCGTGAGTCCTCGATCGGCACCTCCGGTGTCCGCCGAAGACTTGTCTTTCCTGGCAGATCGGTTCAACGTGGACGAGGAGACACTGGATCGCGTCGTTAAAGTCATCAATCAAGGCTCTTGAGCTAGAGGGAGTATCATGGCCACTGAACCTATCACCAACTATCTATCTCCTGAAGCTCTTGCTACCGCTGTGGCTTTGGTTTTCAAGACCATCGTTCAAGTTGTACCGTCAGCATTCGGAGCTTTTGTGTCTCTCAGGTTTCTGCCTGAGGGGCTATCTCGTTGGAAACTGCTGACCGCTTGGTTGTCCGCATGGGCCACGGGGACCTTTTTCGGTAGAGGTGTGTCTGAGTACCTGGATATCAGTAACACCCATGTCGCTGATGCATTGATGTTCGGTTTCGCGGTCTTCGGTCTCGCGTTTGTTGGTGCTGTGCTGAACGAGATTCCTAAGATCATTTCAACTATCCGCCAGAAGTATGCCGGTGGCTCTAATGGTTCTGGAGAGGCATAAAATGGAAAAAGATCTAGTAGCGCTGTTGAACATTCTTTCCACTGGTACGGTATCTACTCTATGCCTCTGGTTAGTTTGGACGGATAGAGTCAAGACCTCGACTCCAACTCTCTTCCTTGTCTTCTGCGTATGGCTGGCTACTCTCTTCGGGTTGGAGTCCGTCACTCGGAATCCCGCATCCATGCCATTCCACGCCACAGTGGTCTATACAGCCTTGGCCGTCTTTGGCCTCTATCACTTCTACCGTATCCAGGTGTGTAACTTCACGGCAGAGCTTTTCGGAGTTTATCTGCCTGGTTACGTATGCCGACCTCGAGTAGGTTGGCACTTCGCAGCTTACGAAACGCGCACAGAAGACCTTTCCTCAGGAGAAACAAGTGCAGCAATCAGCCGTATTCGTAAAGGAGCTTGAAAGCACCTTAGCTACGAGTCTAGACCTGTCTTCGAAGTTAGCCTCGAATGAGACTCTGGTATCTGCAACTGTCGGTCCTATCTCCCCTACTTCGTCACCTGCCTTGTCAGTAACGATTCAGACTCCTGTAACCGGGAGCGTCGTGGGGCTGGTTATTGAAGGTGGAGACGACAATGTATCTTATGGGTTGTTGCTAACGCTGACAACCTCTTCCGGATTGACGCTAACTCAACCGGTGGCTGTTCTGGTTAAGAACAATCTGGACGTTCCTTACAGAACCCGTAACCCGTTTGCCTTTCAGACGCTGACAGGTGAAATGGTTGCAGGTGAGGCGTCTATCGGACGTGGCATGTTCATCCTGCCTCCCGGTACGGATGCCTCTGGAGCTTTGGTGGAATGGGAGTTATTCGACAGCGCCGGTCATCTCCTCTCTTCTGGGAACTGCTTTGAAACTGATCTCCAAGTTGACAGCTTCGCGGTTGTCGTCAGCGGAACTGCAGTAATCCACACCCCCAGCTTCACCCCGGAGACGCTTCAGGGTGAGCGATTCCAGCTGAGATGGTCTTTGACCGTTACCGGGCGTCCGGTCGAATACGCCTTTGAGGCTATTCGGGTTCTCCCTGTTGCTACCGTACCCACTGGCTCCATGGACACGGTGGAGATGGTCGGTGACAACGCATTGCTCTCTCTGGTTACAGAGCAGCCATACGATAACGTCTCGATTCAGCTTGCGAGGGGTAACACCGTTTTGACCGAAGTGGTGCTGGATGCAAAGCCGGTTCGAGTCTCTACGGGTTGGTACTACTCAATCGGAGTAGACACCTCTCAGCTGACCGCTACTCTGGATCCCTATGCAGTCAGCTGGAAATACTGGAATACTGCGTCCCCGAACCAAGTCTTTCGCGAGACTGCTAAGCTGTTCATAATCAATCCTTCCATCTCGGTGGCGATTGAAGACGTTCGCATGCAGGTCTCTAAAGCAAGAACTACCTTGCTTGGTCAGCCTGACATGCTGTTCGATGTGCCGACTATCATGTCTTGGCTGCGACGCGGCAAAGACGATTTCAACGCGGCCGGTCAGTTTTGGACAACCTTTGACATGACTGACGCTACCGGAGGGGTGCGAGAGTTCTGGCTTCGGTTTTCGGAGGTGGCAATGCTTCGTGCTCAGGCTCTTGCCGAGGGTGAGAAAGCCTTTAACTTCTCGGGTCAGGCTATCTCCCTGGATGTAGACAAGGCTCAGTACTATCAAAACCTTGCTGATACCTTGCAAGCTCGTCTGGACAACGACATCCGCCCCTACAAAGTGTCATTGAAATACGGTGGCACTTCTGGTGGTAGTGGTAACGTTGACCGTGGAAGTAACGGTAATCGACCAATGCTTGGTATTACAGTGACCCCTGTCTCTCACCTGGGGCGGATGCGGGGTCTTCTCTTTCCCCGATGAGCTCTCATGGCCTTCTTCAAATCCAAACCATCGGCTGTTGCTCGTATCGTTCGGGACACCTATAAGGTAGACGGCAGCATAGGTGGCTGGTACGAACTAGCAGACGAGGTTCGCATGTTCTATAGCTTTACCTGCACTGGCTGCAAGACCTATCTTGGTCCGGGTAGAGGAGATGTGCATCATATCGTGCCTCTCAGTAGAGGAGGTCTTACTAAGAAGTCAAACCTGACCCTTCTATGTTTGACCTGCCACGAAAAGAGACACTCTCACATGAGGAAGCCTAGTGCTCCTTCTATCAAACCGCTCACTCTAGGCAGCACAAAGCCTAAGTTCGGTAAACGTCGCCCTTGAGGCAAGTCCTGCAAACTAACGGAGGCTACAAATGCCCACTTTGAAAATCCTTGCAACAGACCTTTCTCAGGAAGCTGAGCACCAACTTGATAACCTTCCGGTAGACGTCCCGGTGGAGTTACCCTCAGAGCCTCTTACTCTGACTCCAGGTACTCTACCTGAATCGCCGGTTGAAGATCCCCCGACTCCTCCTGCCGAGGTCTTGACCACCCCTGAATTTGAGGACGACGATGTTACTAAGATCATCGTCCTCGAAGAGGAGGAAGAGGAGGACGAGGAGGACGAGGAGGACGAGGAGGAAGACTCTCCGGAACCCGATTCCGAAGAACTCCGAGTCTACGACCTGCTCACTTCTTTCTTTCGAATGAACCCGTCTCCGACCGATGAAGAAATGCACGCACTGGCGACGGCGGTTCGAATGTCGGCAGAAGAACTTGAGCAAATCATCTACCGTGTCATGAGTGTGATGATGGAAGATCCAGAATCAATCTCTGAAGAGAGTGATCTCTCCTGATCAACAGCTCGCCGACACCCTGTTTCGATTATTACTTCCCTCTCATTTCAAGGAATTCAATCATGTCTCGTATCACCGCTTCCCTGCTGCAAGGTCTGACTCAAGCTTCCTGCTCCATCACTGAGTATCGCCTGGTCAACGACCGTGTTGCGCAAGTGCTGGTTCAAGTTGCCTCCGATGAAGCTCATCGCCTGGACAAGACCGCAGTCATGGCCACTCTGGCCTCTGCCTTGAACAATGCCGCCTCTCCGATTGAGAACTCCTTCCGTTGGTTGGTTCCCGGTCATTCCATGCTCGGGTACGTGGCCGCCGTCAATGCCACGCGTCTCATCGAAGACCCTACCAAAGTGGAAGCCCAGGGTTATCGTCTCATTGCCAGCAACCTTTACCTGGACAAAAACGACGAGTCTCTCTGGGAATTGAAGAGTGGTGCCGGTGGCCGTTATCTGGCTCGTCAAGGTCGCGATGATCTGACCGAGCTGATCGAGGCCTCTCGCGTTTCGCCTCGCGGTTCCATGCCTCGCATGCATTCGGTTGCCGCTGCTTCTGCTGCGCCTCAAACCGTGGTGGCTTTTGTGAACTCTAATGGCCTGGGTACCCCGTTCGTTGACTACGGCTTCTGTGTCGGTCATCAAGGGGAGAAGTCGATCATCGCCTCCGCAGACTCCTCTCACCCAATCCTGGTTTCGCCTCTGGAAATCGTCGGTGTCTACGGTGTAGACACCTCCGCTGTCCGCGAGAAGGTAGTCTCTGCTGCCAAGGTGGAAGCTAAGGCGCAAAAGCTGACTTCGGCCAAGATGCCAACCTCTGATAGCATTGAGTACTACAAGAAGCTGTACTTCTATGCTCCTGACTACCTGAAGAAGGTCATCAAGGAAATCGAAGAGCAAGCCGCCCTCTGAGAATTCTCGCCAGGGTAACAGCTACGGGAGGCGGCGATCCGCCTCCCCTCTTCAACCTAAAAAGGAAATCTCATGCGGTTTGTGACCACTCCGGCTGGTGAGGCTCTTCTTCGCAACTCAGCGAACCCACCTACTCTTGCCCTCTTCAAACTCGGCTATACGCCTAACTACTACGTTCCGAACCCAAACCAGGCGGACATCGTCGGCACTGAGGTTGGTCGTGGAACACCTTCCGCCCCTGTCTCGCAGTCAGCTAACCTCATCAAGTATGTGGTGGTGATGGAAGGCATTACAACCAACCTGGAATTCAACCAAGTTGGGTTGTTCACGACTGACGGCCTCCTGTTTGCTATCGGCACAAACAACCCTGCTATCTCTATTCAAGGTAGTGCTAACACCCCTCGTCGCTTTGCTATTGACTGCTACATCTCTATCGATGAGGCGGAGGCTCACCTTTACGCGCAGTTCAGCGAGTCTCAAGACAGCCTGAACGCGCAGGACGTAGGCTCCGTTGATCTCCTGCCTCGTGCTGTAGATGCACGTCCAAACCTCATTTTGGCTCCTAACCCAATCGACACCAACCAGAGCATGCTGGCGCTGTCGAACAACAGCATCTGGAGCTTCTCAACTCACACTGAGGTTGCTTTCTCTGGCCAAGTCGAAACCGCAGCCACAATGTGGATTCGGGCTTCCGATCCGGCTATTGCTCCCTCCTACCAAGGTGAACTGATTCTGCAGTTCGTGTCCGGGGTGAATCACGGTCTGTGTCGTGTCATCTCTAGCTATTCCTCCGCAACGCGGACCTATCAGTTTGGCGCTGCCTTGGCTGAGCTCCCTTCTCAAGGGGATTCCTTCATCGTCTTGAAGGCTACTTCTCTTCGCCCTGCAGTGGCGACCCTCCTGAGCCAACTGCGGCCCGACCTGACTGCGGCCCAACTGAACGAGCTGGTTACCACTCCCCTCTCGAGCTTTATCCGCAAGGATGGTAGTGTTCAAATGGAAAGCCATTTGAGCATGGGTAGCTTCCGAATTCAGAACGTTGCTAACCCTGTTAATCCGGGTGATGCGGCCAACCGAGGTTGGGTGCAAAGTGCTATTGCTAACGCAGGCCTGACTGGCGGCGGCAGTTCACCTGGTTTCCAGGTCGAAGACTACATGTCCGACAGCGTACCTTCGACCTTGTCGGTCTTTGGATCGGCAGGTGCCGCCAATATGCTTTCTCGGGCAGACCACAGCCACGCCCACGGGGATCTCCCTGGCGGAACGCTGCACGCGCTGGCTTCCTTGACCGCACCAGGCTTCATGTCGCCTACCGATCGTCAAGCCATCACGGAGTTCTCCGCTCGAATGAACATCGTCGTGCGGACGTTCAGTGTCAGTAACCCCTCTGCGGTGTGGACGATCAACCACGGCATGAGCACGTTGAACTTCGCCTACTTCATCTTCGCCTCTTCAGGTGAGATGGAGTTCGCCCCTGTTACTCTTCTGAACGACGACAGCTTCGAGATCCGGTTCTCAGTAGCCCGCGCAGGCCGAGTGGTTGTCCTGTTCGACACCAATCAACCTGAAGTCGTTAACTGATAGGTGAAAAGACATGTCAAACAAAATTCACGGCATTGAGCTCGTTGGTGGTTCTACCATCGAAAAGCTTCGCGTAGAAGAGCTGGCTACGGACCCTGCACCAACTCAGCGATCGCGTACCTGGTTTAATACTACAGAACGCGCTCTCAAGTTCACTCGCGAGACTGCTCCTGGCGTTCTCGAGAACGTCGCCTTCGCTGTTGTTGGCGCTAATGGCTTGGTGACCGACCAGGCTGGAAACACCCTCTCCGGCGATGTGGAAGTCCTGGCCACAGACCCTAGTGGAGTCCCCTCCAAGCTGGGCCTCCTGGTTCTGAACTCTGTAGATAAGCGCCTCTTCTATTCCGCAGGTAATACCGCAGACGACTGGGTCGAGCTGGTTACTGACGGCGACTTGGCCTCTATGGCTTCGGCCATTATCGCTACGCAGAATGAAGTTCTTCAACTTCATCAGCGTCAGCTGGCTCATGAACAGGACACGAATGCCCACGGCGAGTTGTTCGTAAAGAACCAAGACGGCCGCTCTCCTGTTTTCTTGAATACCGCGAACCAGGATCTGGTGGCTGGTGGCAACACCCTGCCCGTCGCGACTATCACAGTTACGAGCGCTGATCCTGCCGGTGCACCTTCGAAAGCGGGAGTGTTCGTTCTGAATGCGACGGATGGTCGGCTCTTCTTCTCGAAAGGTACGACCAACGAAGAAGACTGGGTAGATATCGTTATCGACCGAGACCTGGCTGCGATGACCACAGCGTTGGTTAGCCTCCAATCCTCGGTCGTCACTCTTTACAACAACTACAACGCTCTGGGTCAAGAGATAGACGCACGAGTAGAGACTCTGGCCGGGCACGAGCCTGTTTTTGCGCGCTTGGATGCCAACAATAACCCTGTAGCTTTAGTTATCCGCTCGGGTCTTCAAGTAGAGAGCTCGTCCTCTATCTACGTAGGTAAGCCTTCTGGTGGCAATGACACTGCGCATATCGCTTCTTGCATTGCAGCTGCTTCTCTGGCGGGATCCGGTCTGCGCACGGGTGTGTATGTGCGAGTTGTTTTTGAACCAGGAGCAATCTATTCTGCTGACTACGTCAATCCACTGTCGAACGTTTGGCTAGACTTCCAAGGTTGCGAGATCCGGAAACCTCGCGCAGCCTTTGACATCCCCAGCAATGCAATGTGTCGTACCATCGACGAATTGCAACCTGGAAATACCTATTACGGTAAGTACCGAAACATCCGAATCTCCGATGTAACGTTCAACAAAAACGGCTTCTACTGCCCAGCCCACTGCGTACGGCTGACCAGCATTGAAGACTTGGTTCTTGATAATGTCAGTGTCATCCACACTCCGACAGAATCCACAGGGTCCTGGGCTTTCTGCCTTGCTGGCCGTCGAATCCGGGCTATCAACTGCAGCAGTCGCATTAGCACTGGCAACATTGCAGACGCTATCCTTTATCAAGACGGTATGCACGTCGGCTGGGGCCAAGACATTCAGATCATCGGCGGCCACTTCCAGGCAGGTGACGATCCTCTCGTCTACGGCATCGACGGGGACGGGTCCGCAACCGATAAGTGGGACGATGAGCCTCTGACTCGAGTCGTAGCCATTGGTTGTACTGTTGAGAGCTCGCGAGGTGCTGTCAAGGCCTATCGAGGTATCAACATCAACGGCGGCACTTTCCGTGGTCAAATCATCGGTGCTCGTATGATCGGTATCACGGGTCGCTGCGGAATCTTGCGTAACGGTGGTGTTAGCATCCTGGACACTCGGGCTACCGGCCAGAACGCTAACGACCTTCGGGACATTCGAATTGACGCAACCCTTGACGTAGGTTCGATCGCTCACGATGGTAACAACCCTATCGGCGCCTTCATCAATTATGCTACCGACTGCAAAATTGATTTGGCCGCTCGTATCGTTGACACCACTGGAGCCGCAACTCGATTCCGATTCGGAACAATCCGCAACTCCGTGCGGTGTGATGTCATCCCGGTTTGTGACGCTCTTCCTGCTCTTGGAGGCGTTCTGATCGAGAACTCTGACTCCTGTGGCGTCGTGGGTGGAGAGAAGCGCGGAGTCCTTCGAGGAGGCACAGGAAACCCTGTGGTTGTTATCAACTCTCCAAACACTGTCGTTGCAGATCTTGACGTTCTCAACATGGGTGCTAGTGCCATTGGAGTATTCGTGAGCACTGGAGTTAGCTCGGTTCGACTGAGAGGTTGCCGGTTCACGGAAGCTGCTGCCAACAACGGGTCTCGAATTTTTGCATCGGGTTCCGCTGCGAACTGCAGTCACGTCGAGATCAGTGGAAACGACTGCTCTGGAATGGCCACTTCTTTGAACGGAAACTTCAATACGACGGCAACAGCTTACGACATTTCCAACAACCAAGGCTTGGTAACCACGCGTGGAGGCATCGCTACCATTGGTGCCGCCGCAACAACGGTCACAGTGACTCACAATGCAAACGTCCGACTGGTTGATGCGACTGAAGCAAGCCTCCCGCAAGTGTCAGTTACTCCGGTGACCTCTCTAGGATCGGCTGCCCGCTACTGGGTTTCACCTTCGGCTGACACCGCGTTCGTTATCAACGTAGACGTGGCTCCAGGTGGGTCGGGTGCGCGTTTCGCATGGTCGGTTAACACGGGTAAGAAACCTGTAGCTTAAAGGAATTTCAAATGTCTGTAAATCAACAGATCTCTGAGCTTGCCGAGTCTACTATCTGAACCCTGGCTCCGCCTTGCCTTTTGAGTACACTACGCGTCCGTTCCGTGCTGGGTCTACCAGTCTCAAGGCTAAAACCACCCCACCCAGTTACTCCTGGGTGGGGTCCTATACAGGGTTTTATGGGTTACTAGGGGTATTGGACCGGAGGTCTCAAATACCCCAGTTTTTAGGAAGATTTCTATGAGCGCTGCAAAGCTGCTAGTTAAGCTCAAGCACCGTGAGTTTTTTCTTCAACGGGGGTGTGATATCCCAGGTTCAGTGTGGGCGACGCAGCCTTTCCGGTTTGACCCTCAACCCTTCGGAGTTGGGGGTGAGCGTATTCATGAACGGCTGTACGAAGCTTCCGTTCAGCAAGAATCCTTGAATCGTTTCCTGGAAAATCCTATGGCCCCCTTGGCCTACGGGGTAGGTTCGGAGCCGGATGACGCCCGTGCTAAAATGTTTGCTGCCTGGTTGGTACAGGCCTACCTGGATCAGGTTCATGCCAGCTACTCGACGGTTCTCTGGGCTAGGTTGGATTCTGGTTTTGAAAATCGATTCCTTCAAGAGGAGCCTTCGCTTCTGGTTCTGACTGGTCTCTCTCCAAACTCGACGGCGGTTAAGCTCGAGAAAGCTCGAGACCTGTTGGAAAAGAACACACACATCCCAAGAATCGTTGTAGTAGCCGGAGAGGACCCGATAACCTTCTTCAAAACTAGGCTCTACTCTCCGATCCACAATTTATTCTTCCACTCTCAAGGCGTGATAAAACGTCGAGTAGAGGTCATCTAATGGCAAAGCTGTTTAACTCTGTAACTGAGGGTATCGCACTGCGAGCCATGTGCTCACGTGATCCCAAAATCGCAGGTCGTTTTCTGGGGGCCGTTGACGAGTCCTTCTTTTACAACGAGGAGTCCATAGAAGCCTATCAAAGAATTCGAAAGCTCTTTGACTCAAAAGGGGAGCCTCCGAATTTCAAGCTCCTGTGTGAAGACCTCGGGCTCTCCTCCTCTGCACGCGAATTTCTTCGCAACGTAGAAAGCTCCCCTCGAACTCTTATCCAGGCGGATCAGCTGATGTCTCAGCTGAACACATACAGAAAGACCCGCCTGCTCTACACTCTGGCTAAAGGCCTGCTGGCAAAGCTAGAGAAGAACCGAGTAGACGTGGACGAGGTCGTCGACTTGGTTCAACGACGACTTGTTCGTCTGCAGTCTAAGAGTGGTATCGAGGCTGACGTCATCCATATTGGTAAGGACTCAAACGTACTCAAGGCCGTCGAAGAGCTTTTGTACGAACAAAAAGACGACCGTTGCATTCCAACTGGTTTCAAGACCTGGGACGAACGAAACGGTGGTTTCTTTCGAGGTAACCTCGTCTGTATCGGGGGGTCTTCAGGTGGTGGTAAGTCGATTCTAGCTGGCCAGCTGAATATGAATCACGCCGCTATCGGCTACAAGACAGCCTTGGCTCCTCTTGAGATGACCAGCGAAGAAATGCTGTCCCGTTCGTTGTCCTCTCTGAGCGGAGTGAACTCGACGGACATCTTCCTTCAGCGAGTGGCTGACGGTGAGCGGGACATGATCTATCGGAAGATGCGGCGCTTTGACAAAGCCGCAGCAGCGGCCGGTGGTCGGTTCACTATCTTCAAGCCTCGAGAGGACATGACTGCGGAAGAGCTGCTGGCCTCTCTGCACACGTTCAACAGTGATCTCATCTATATCGACTACATCGGTCTTTTGAAAGGGGCTGACGGAGACGACCAGTGGCGAAAGCTCGGCCAGATTGCTCGCTACTGTAAGATCTACGCCGAGAGCCATAAGAAAGTTGTTGTTCTACTGGCACAGGTCAGCGAGGAGGGTAAGCTCAAGTACTCGCAGACCATCAAGGAACACGCCAACCTGGCCTGGATCTTCGTGGCTACCAAAGAGACAAAGGAAAAGGGTTACTTGAACATCGAGCTCTTGAAATCTCGAAACCAAGACCCTCGCCCCTTCACACTGAAATGTGACTACGCTAAGATGCGCGTTAGCGACCTGGAACCTTCGGAGTTGAAAGAGCTGGAACGCTTCCAAGAGCAGAAGGAGAATGCTCGTCGCCAGGGTAGCGGGACCTCCAAAGTCAAAGCGTCTGAGTCCGGTAAGTCTTCTGACTACGTGCCGGACCTAAGTGAATGAGGAGTCTAGACAATGTCAAGCAAGAAGCCCACTATGCCTATGACTCCGGAGGAGTGGAAAGCTCGGTTCTCAGAGGCGTTTGACCTACTGGAGCAGTCAGGGTTGGACTCCGACGCCATAGACGAGATTCTCGTTTTCGTTAACGAGGAGTCGGCCTCCCGCCTCTTCCCTTTGGAGAGCGAAGACCTATGAACTCGAGAGCCTCTATGAACCAAATCCCATCCTCGGAAATCTTCCGCCTTAAAGAGTCTCACCGCCTGACCATACCTATGAACTTCCGCCAAGTAAACATCTTTGTTCAAGACGACCCGTCTCTTCACCCTCTCACGTTGCCCTACGGCGTGCTTGGTATTCTCTGTGACCTCCTGATTCGCCCTGTTCGCCACGCAAAGTATGTAGAAGCGAGCTTGCGTAGCAATCCTAACTACTCCTCCGAAGACCTGTCGTTTCTCGATTCCTCGGTCTTTCTGAAGAAAGTCTCGTCGAATTGGACCGGCGTAGAAGAGAATGCTCTGCGTCAGTTCAAGCACTTCTTCGCAACAAGCATTCTAGCGGGTCACTTCTTCACACCTCTTACTTCGGGCGGGGTTAGTGAGGAGTCTAACACAGAGCCTCTGAGTCTTATCCTGAAGGCCAAAGCGCAAGAAGGCGTAAGCCTCGCTCAGAGCCAGAAAGGACTCGCAGAAATTCTGCAGTTCTTGCGATATGGTCAAGAGTTCGTAGCCGCCCAAGGTCTCCCACCTGCTTTGGCAGGAGAACCTCTATCCGCAGTATGAGCGAAGAGTCTAAAGCACCTCGGGTTAGTTTACCGAGAAGAAAAGTTCTAGTTACCTTGGAGGGGCATCACTCTTCCAAACAAAACCCTCCGAACTTGGTAACGGCACCAAGCTCGGAGGATGTACAGAACAACGGCAAGACGGAGCTCGCAGCCTCTCCTACTAACGGCGTGGTTCTCGAGCGCGCGGCTCTTCTTAAAGAGCAGCTGCCCCCAACCTTAGAACCAGGTATTGTCAAGGTCCGAGAGTTCTTTATCAAGCAGATTGCACCGTTTGCCCTCTCGTTTTACAACGGAGCTGCAGACGCAGAGTCAGTGCTGAGGACTGCCTTAGAAGAAGACCCTCAGATGAGACCTCTTCTGAACTACGCGGACTCGAATGTAGTGGTGGCGATGAGATCTCGCATCACGGTATTCGTAAAGAATTTCTTTCAGTTAAATGAGGAAGAGGCGGCTTTGTATCTTTCACGAGTGGCCGCTCAAGATTTTGGAGGTAATGATGGGCTCAACCGACTCTTGCATGAGATGCTCAAAGTATCTTCTGTGCCGAAATCCGAAGAAGGGGGTGGGCTACAAGTGCCAGGAGTTCAGTCGCCTGAGGGAAATCGGTCACGTGGACGAACTCGGTCTGCTGCCGCTCCTACCCGAAAACGAGAAGGACGTCGCGGTTGACTACTCTAAGCTGCCTGCCTCCAAGCGGCTCGAGAAGACTCTGGATCGAGTAGACCGGTCAAAAGCCACTAAGGCCGGCCTGGCTCGCTTGGAAGCCTTGCAAAACAGTTCCAGCGACGATGCAGAAGAAGACGGAGAGTTGTCAAACTTCATTTGGAAGGCAATGAAGGACGCTTACGATCCTCATACCAACTCGGTGCGGGATTTGAAAGTAGACGACCGCGATCTACCTTTGGCAGCAAACTATTTTGACTTCTGCGCAAACGTAGCTGGAAAAGCAATCAAGTTGCCGTTCGCACGCCAGTTGTGGGTTGCGTTCACTCTTCTTGGGGAGTTCTGTCCGAGATGCACTAAGCCTAAATGGCTGGATATCAACAACGTACCTGTCGACATGGATCCTGTAGACCTTTCTAAGAAGGTTGCTCTACTCGAAAACGGAGTTTGCCCTTACTGCGGATCGTCGAAAGCCGAGATGGTTTTGAGCGGCGAACTCGTCGACTACAACCAAGGTGTTCTTGTCTTCGGGCAACGGGGCGGTAAATCCTCGTTCACTGCTACGGTGGCAGGCTATCACAAGCACCGGATGTTGAAATCCCCTCGACTGTCTACTATTTGCAAGGGTATTCAAGACTTCACACCCTTGACTGGAACTTTCGTAGGTATCACGGCTGCACGTGCTATCAAACTCCTCTGGAACCCTTTCACCGAGATCGTCAAGCACTCCAGCTGGTTCGACGACTACTTTGCCATGCTGAGACACTACGGTAATCAGTACGGAAAGGAGTTCTATAAAGAGGGTGGCTTGTTCTACCGCTACTATCACAAGAACCTGGACTACTACCCGATGGGTCCTCAGAAGCGGACACTTCGCGGAGACACGCGCATATGGGCTAGTGTGGACGAGCTCGGATGGTTCCCTTACAAGATTGTGGTTTCCGATAATCCCGAGGAAGAGGAAGAGGACGAACGTGAGCATGCGAACGGGGACGAGGTCTACGAGGCCTTGGATAAGAGTCTTCTGACGGTGCGAAGCGAGGTCTTGAACTTGTATAAGCGGGACATCAGCACCGTACCTACTGGAATCGGCCTATACATCTCCTCACCAAAGTCAGATCGAGATAAGATCTCTCGGCTTCTGAAGGACTCCGACTCTCCTGAGGCACTTTCCCTTGGACTTCGCCTGCCTACTTGGGAAATCAATCCCATGTATACTCGTGATCACCCTATCATTGTTTCGGCTTACAAGAAAAACGCCATTAAGGCCGAGCGGGACTACGGGGCCAATCCACCTAAACTAGACCAAGGTATTCTTGACAAGACTCGCTTACCTTTCTTGTTCAAGGCACATATTCAGAATACCCACTCAATCGTCTACGTAGAAGGTGAGCCTGAACGTACGGTTGCTAAGGCCATCGAGGCTATCTCCGTTTCTCAATCCAGTGTTACGGAGATTCCCCCGAGTATTGCCACGATTGACGCAGGCTTGGCAAACAACGCCTTCTCAATCACCGTAGGTCATAGAGACGGGTCCAAACTGATTGTTCCGACGGTGCTGGAGATCGTACCAAAGCCTGGGACTTACATCGACTTCCCAGCGACTTACAAGAACGTCATACTTCCGATCCTGAAAGCTCGTAATGTAGGGCTTCTCGTGGCAGACCGATGGAACTCCATCCATCTGCTGCAGTCGGCTGAGGATGACACTCTTAAGGCGTTGAAGGCAAAGCAGATAAGTCTCAATGCAAGTCACATAAAGGCCATCCTGTCGGCCGTAGAGGACGGAACACTAGAGCTGCCCATGTTGGAGAAGACTCCTGAAGAGATCATGTCGGTTCGAAACTACAAGACTGAACTCCTTGGTTGTCCCGTCTCTCACTTGTTCTTGCAGATGGCTACCGTCCGCGAGTCGCGAGGCACCCTCACTAAAGGGGAAGGCTTCACTGACGACATCTTCCGCTCTCTCTGGCTTCTTGCCTACACTACGTTTAACCCAAAGGTGAAGGAGTATATGGATAAACGGCTGCCGCTGGTGCTTACCCAAAACAAGGCTCAGAGCACGAATCGTTCGATAGTTTTGGTGGCCGGGAGATCCGGCAACATCTTTATCTGAGACGGCCTCTACCCAATTTTATGTCAATCGTTGAAGGGTGAACCTGCACCAACGGGTTCACCCTTTTCTTATGGAGGCTCTATGAGTAAGAATCAAACACCCATTGTTTCCAATGGAGACATTGAGAAAGCCTTTGGCCCGAAGGGTTATCTCGGGAACCAGCTTTTGGCTCAGCGAAAGGTTGTCACCTCACGGTTGGAAAACGTTCAGGACGGTGTATGTCCTTACTGCAAGGGTAAGATGACTTTGTCTGAGGCCTCGGGTTTCCCAGTTTATGTTTGCGGTCGAGACCGTGCTGTCAGCCCGGTACCTGACAATATGTCTACCGAGAACATTGTCATGAAGAACCTCTACTGAAGAGGTTGGAATGGACGCTCAGACGACACCTCTCAAGGAAGCACTCCTTCGCCACCGAGACGAGACTGTATATCCGCTTCGGAAAGCCATATCTCGGTCTCGCCTCAAGTATCAGTTCCTGGACACGGTAGACAGTCCTCGAGTTTCCACCCAGACGTTGGTCATTCGAGACGCTGATCCTACCGTAAGCTCAAACCTGACTCACCAGATTCGAAACGTTCTAGGGCTTAGAGGTTTTCTACCAAGTGCTGCCAAATCTTCTCTCGAGCAGACGTGGGTTCGATTCGTTGAAGAGCCCGGCTTTGGCATTCGAATCACGGTCTCTCTTCATCGTTCCTACACGGACGATATGGCTCTTGTCTTAAATCAGGTAGTGATTCAGACGACAACGGCCTGACTCTAAATAGCGGTCCAAGCGACCAGACTCTAATCTATTGAACCGATTCTATTGGAGAACTCAAATGCTAAAAACCTCACTCTCAGTGAGTGGCGGTGCAATGGTTAAGAAGACCACGTCTTCGGCCGCTGCCCAGCCTATCTTTCGGCCGCACGCACGTCAGGCTGTTCAGGCGAATCTAACTTCGTCTCTTGGCGCACCTGCTTCTGTGCTCTCTTTCGGTGGTCCTCAGTACCACACCATGTTTCAGGGAATCGCCCCTGAATACAACGAAGCGGCCCTCCTGAATTTCTACCGTGACTGCTATTACTACGACAACACCGCCGGGTCCTCCGTAGACCTGCTGTCGGAGTTCCCGTTCTCGGATTTTACTCTCAGCGGAGTTGATAATCGAGAGCTAGCTATTTTCAATGAGAGCCTGGCCCGCCTGAACATCCGCTCGTTGACGCGAGAGATAGCACACGCCCATCTAGTCGATGGCGCCTTTGCTGGTACTCTTATCTACGATGCGGAGTCTCGATTGTTTCAGGATATCATGATCCATGATATCGGATACGCTCAGATTTCCCCACAACCTTTCCACTCTTTGGATCCTGTTATCTCCGTGAACGCCACTTCCAGGTTGCAACAGTTCATGGGAACTTCTAGCCCTTACCTGGAAGCGGTGCTTCGTACCTATCCCAAGGGGGTTCTGGAGCGGTATATGTCTGGTCAGGTTGTCCTGGACCCTTTGACTACGCTTTACGTTCCGCGTAAAGCCTTGCAGGACCGAACCCACGTTTCTTTCTTGAAGCGTATCCTGCCGATCTACATGTTGGAGAAGGTGCTGTTCAGAGGCACTCTGATCGAGGCGTCTAAGCGGCAACGGGCTACCTCCCACATCTCGGTCGGGAACGAGAACTGGATTCCAACCGATGAAGAGCTCCAGATGACCTTGAACCAGTTCCAGATGAGCGAGCTGGATCCCCTTGGCGCCTGGATTGCTACCCGTGAGGGTGTTAGCATTCAGGACATCCGTACAGGAGGCGACTTCTGGAAGTGGACAGACGTCATCGATCAGATGACTCCACATAAGCTTCGCTCCCTTGGAATCTCTGAGGCATTCCTCTCTGGAGATGCCTCCTACGCTTGTCTGGCAGGCGACTCTCTCATCCCTACCACTAAGGGATTACGACGTATTGACTCCTTTGGTGAAGGAAAAGACCGTAAAAAAGTTGTGAAAATCAACGCGGTTATGGACTCTCGGTTTAAGCCGCAGAGAGCTTCCTCCTGGCAGTATAACGGATTCCAGTCTACAATTCGAGTGCGTACTAAAACTGGCAACTCTATCCAAGCCACGGCTAACCATCCCCTGCTAGTATTTACGGGAGACCGTACTGAGTGGAAACGAACAGATCAAATCCAGGTTGGAGATGTCCTTTGTGTTAGTCGAAATCGAGTCGTCCGGCCAGCAACGGATCGGCTCAAGCTGAACGCACCTATACCAGACCCTCGTGAACGCAGACACCAAGAGGTGAACCGCAGCGGTAACGGCATTGGCATGGTGGAAGTTCCTCAGAATTCATTTAATCCTGGAGACTTGCCTTGGGTCCCAAGTCACATGACTCCAAAACTTGCCTATTGGCTGGCCCTCTTTATCTCTGAGGGTTACACCATTGGCGGAGACTCGGTCACCACCGCCGAACGTTCTTCCTGCCGAATCGGTTTCAAAAATACCGATCGCCGGTTGGTCAATCGATTTAAGCAGCTTGCTGAGGAGCTTTTTGGAGTTGAGGTAAAAGGTGGGGACAAAGAGCTAACTCCGGAAGCGCAAAATAACCGGGGCGGTGAAAAGTCGTTCATCGCTACGAAGTCTTGCTGGGCTGTATACGTAATAAACCGTAGACTGATCGATTGGTTAGAGTCCATCGGCGTTTATGTCACACCTGGTAGAATAGACGATAAGCTGCCTTCTTACTACAAGTGTGTTCCATGGTCTGTGCTACAAGCCGACGTAGAAAGTCAGAAGGCTTTCCTCGCCGCTTATGCTGAGTGTGATGGATGTGTCGGTAAGAGAACATCCTGGATTTCGGTCTCCCCTAAAATAAGGGACCAAATCCGAGCTATGCTCAACTCACATGGCTACCAACCTACGGAGTTTGGCACTGATGGTCATCCGTGCAAATCTGTGGTTCTGTACGGTTCTCAGGCTGAGGAGTTCTGGATTACTGACAACGCACGAGCTTACCTGAGTTCCAAGGAATTCAAAGGCACCCCAAAATACTCGCATGTCGACGGAGTTCCGGCCGGCCATTGGAAATCTCTTCTGAAGGCTCGAAAAGTAGGCTGGGATCGTCACGGTCAAAAATTCCTGTGCGATGACGGTGAGATTATTCAGGTTTCCACTTCCGGAGTATTTAAGGAAATCGCGTTTAATGATCTCAAGAGATTTAACTACGTTCGATACCAGGAAGGTTTCTACGACGAATTTTTGCGTCTTCTGAAGAATATTTCCCCGTCTGCTTACTTTAGTCTGAAGCGGTGCCTTGACACCCCTTATCGTTACACGGAAGTTACATCGATAGAAGACGCGGGCAAGGAACATGTGTACGATATCTCCATGCCTTCGGGTAAAGAGCCAGCTTTTGTGGCAAACGGATTGGTCGTTCATAATACAGCCGAAGCCGCCATTTCAGTCTTCTTGGACTCCTGCGACTCTTTCCGGCAGTTCATTACCTATAAGATCTTTACATCCAAGCTGTTTCCGATGATTGCGGTGCTCCACGGAATGTACCGAGATCCGAAGAAGGCTCACAAGGTCAACAACGTTGGGGACCTCATGAAAAACATCATGAATCACAACAATCTGTTGATTCCTACCGTTCAGTGGCACAAGTCGCTTACTGGTAAGGACTCAGATAGCCAGTGGGACATGCTGGACAAACTGAGTGAAAAGGGCTTTTCGATCCCCTTGAAGATGTGGGCTGCCGCTGCGAACGTCGATATTGGTTCACTGGTTAGAGACTTGTCGGAAGACCGGCAGATTCGGGAGTCCATCGAGAAGGTTACTGGCCGCAAGGCTGAAGCCCAAGGTGTGCATGAGGATTTGAGCCTCGAGGAAGAGTTTGAGGACAGTGGTCTAGGTGAGCAAGCCTCAGCCATTCGACGCGCTCGTCTCTCTACTCAAGCAGGGCTGCGGTCGGCTAACTCAAGTGAGACCAGCCGACGAATTCCGCTTCTCGCTCGAGACGACATGAATACTCCTATCATTCGGATGGGGAAAGGCGATAAGATTCATGCTGTTGTCAACGAGCGACGAGCGGTTGCTAAGGTCAACGATAACATCATCAAGGCCATGGATGCCCTGTCCGATCCGAACTACCGAGAGGCAGTGCGCAAGAAGGTGAAAGCCAAGCTTGGCCCCGCAGCCGACTTAAAAGTAACCCGATGAGAGGTTCTAAATCATGGAATCCAAAAATCAAGAGACTCGACAAACAAACTTGTCTGACGGCTATGGGACAAAGTACGACGGCACCTACCTATACTTTGGAGTCTGCTTCGAAGTGCTTTCCCCTACAATTCTCTCAGAAATCATCAAGGACATCATAGGGCTGATTTCAGTTCTCCCCTCTAAGTCTAGACTGTGTGTTCTATCGCCCACCGCGCGAGAGCTACGGTCTCGCCTCGGGGACAGCCTAGAGGTTGACTTCCAGGAAGGTCGCTTCGATATACCGGAGACTATCTGGAAAGGTTACTATCACAAGGAAGTACCGATTCCGCCGGAAGGTGTAGTCTTTAAGTACTTGCGAAAGATTCCAACCTTGGAAGACCGAAAGCGTATCCGTTTGACGCCTGGAAACCAGCCGGATGTGCCAACTCTACCTGGAGACGGTCGCCTGGTTCCTCCTGGGGTCTCTCCAAACACCCTCCGACCTACTTATCGAGGTCCGGCTCCTCAAGGCACTCCTCAGCTTATGATGTGGAGCTCTAGCGAGGCGCCGACTCGAGATGACTACCTTTCAATGACCCTGCGAAATGCAAAACGAGGTGGGAAATGAAAATTTTGAGCTCCATCATAACGGCCGATAAGGCCGAGCCTACTGTAAACTGGGGTGCAACGGGGTTCGAGCAAAAACTACCGTGGCTCTCGAAAGCCATGCACATCTCTCCGAATCCGGAAGACTACTTCATGTATCCCGTCCCTATCATGTACTCCGATCTGCCCAACCGGAACGGAGTGGGTTTCCCTCTCGAGGAGCTCGTCAAGTGGAATACGGAGTTGAAGTGTCAGGGGTACGAGTCCTGGCGTTATGCCCCAATGTTCACTGAACATAAATCTGACGACATTACGACGGCTATCGGAGTGGTGGCTGATGTCTCTCTGCAAAAGATTCGAGGATACGGTGGCGGTCGACTCTGGAAGGTTATGGCTCTCGCTGCGATCGACCGTACCAAAAACGTAGAACTGGCTCGGCGGGTCGAGTCAGGTGAGATCAACACCTACTCGATGGGTGCGATGGTCGAAGGCTGGCGATGCTCTTACTGCGGAGCAGGTGAAGGTCGCTGCTCGCACATTGATCCAAACGCCCCTGTTACTTTCTACGAGTTGAACGGCCGCCTGGTCTATAAGCAGGTTTTCGGCATTGCAGGTTACGAGATTAGCGTCGTAGAAGATCCAGCCTACCTTACTGCAATCTCTGATCACAAAATCTCTTACAAGTGAGCCCCTCATGTCTCAACTTAGCCACGACGAGTTCAAGAACGTTGCCGAAGCCTGCTTTGCAGCTACTCTCCACGCCTTTGCGGCTTCTGTCCCCTCCGGTATTCAGATGAAGCCGGTCAAAGTTGCGGATAAAGAGCTTTACTCTCTTCATTTCAAGCCGGTACCGCGTAAAGTTAGCATTCAGCGTCTGCGTGAGTCGTTCTCCAGTATTGCTGTAGACGGCTTTTCCCTTGAAGACATGTTTGTATCGGCTTGTCAACTGAAGTCTATCTCGCAAGGTCGACTCAACTTCATCAGCGTGACGTTAGCTTTGGTTGATGACGAAGCCTCTCGAGATGTAGTCCTTGTTGCCTGTACCGTGTGCGGTGAACTAGGCACCTTCGACTGTCGAGTTGTTTGATACCCGTCTTCCTCATCCCATCGTATGAGATGCGAACGACCTCTACTCTCGATACTCGAAGTTTGGGTTAAAGAGAACAGCGAAAACCTTGTCTCTGTAGAAATCGCAAGCCGCACGAAGACACTGTCGATGAGCGATACATCGTTGCTAGCCTCTCTTCGAGACTACCTTTCGAAGAAATTGACTGCTAAGTCTGACTGGGAGTGCAATCTTTTCGGTAAAGGGTTGGCGTCCGGATATCTAGAGGCGCACTCTCACACAGATTTTCTGTTCGAGCATCTTCGGGCTTCTTCAAGCTGCGGGGGTCTCCAGGTCGTTTACACCTCGTCTCTACGAATTACTGAGTAAAGGACTCTCATGCTTTTCATCCTAACTCCTGCAGGTGAACAAGCTCTACAGGCTTCAGCTTCACCACCTGTGCTGGGAACATTCACTTGCGGTTCAAACTTTGGCTACGCGCCAAATATCGCCCAGGTTGGTGTAACCGGCACTATCGTTGCAACCGGTCAACCCTCAGAAGCTGTCGTTCAGTCGGCCAACCTACTGAAGTACGTCGTCAACCTAGACGCTACTGTCGGAGACTTCGAATTCGGTGAAGTAGCCTTGCACCTTCCCGGTGGAGGCCTTTTTGCCATCGGCGTCTCTAGCACGCCTATCCGCAAGCTGAAGAACGCCGGGACTCAAGTCGGCAACTCGCTGGCCATTGACTGCTACATCTCCACTGCCGGAGCAACCTTCTCAATCTTTGCCGAGCTGGGGAACTCCGAAAACGAGCTGAGCCTTCAAGCTCTAAGCAACGTAGATGTCCTGCCACGTGCGACTTCGGCATATCCGAACATCTATCAAGTTGCCTCTCCCGATGGCTCAGGCTCCTTGATTGCGTTTTCGAACAACGCAAAGTGGAGTCTCACCGGTTACGAAGAGCGCATTTACACGGATCTGAATGTTTCTTCCTTTACGGCGACTAGTGTTCAGGTTTCGACTCCAGCGCAGGGTCCGGGTTATCCTGGTGAGCTAGTTCTTCAGTGGACTACTGGTCGCCTCCTCGGCATTACTCGAGTCATCTCAGGTTACGCCTCGGCTACTCGTACTTTCACCTTCAACACCCCACTGAGTGAACTTCCTCAGGCGGGTGACAAGGTTGAGGTCCTGAAAAAGACTGCTCTGCGACCTCACGTTGCTCAGATTTTGGCGGAGCTCTCTGACCAGCTGGCCTCGGGAGATATCAACGCGCTCATTGACAACCCTCTCAGTAGCTTCATTAAGCGAGACGGTAGCCGCTCTATGATGGCTCCGTTCAACGTAGGTGGCTATCGAGTCACCCAGATGAGCGACCCCATTCTGGATACTGACGGGGCCAACAAGAAATACGTAGACACTACTCTCAGCGTAACCTCCTCTCTGATCAGTAGCCTGTCTGACGCAGTTTCGACCTTTGCTTCAGGTTACTTCCGAAGGGATGGGTCTATCCCGATGTCGGGGATCCTAAACTTTGGCAACAACCGAGCTACTAACCTGGCTTCTCCGGTTGGTCCTCTGGACGCAGTCAATTTGACTTACCTCCAGAACGTAGTAGATGGCCTCACTTCGTCCATTGTCAGCAACCACTTGAACTTGACTGGGGTGCAAGGCGGGACGTCTGGTCAACACTTCCACTTGAACCAAGCCGAGCATAGTTTCTTGACGAACCTCGCTTCGGAAGGTCTTCCTAACGCAGGCTACGGTCAGCTGGGGCTAACTTCCTACGCTTCGAGCTCTCAGGTCGGTGACGGGGTGGTTGGCAATATGACCATAACCCCGGAGTCCTTGCTGCAGGCAGTCTCAAACTCGGGCGCACCAAACGCTCTGCAGTCGGCCCTAGTGGCGGCTTCCAACGCGTTCCAGACCTTCGTTCAGTTCGGTTCAGGCTCTCCGTCAGGTAGTACTGCTGGAGTGCCACCGCTTTATTTTGATATCTCAACCAACCCTCATCGAATCTGGGTGTTCCGCGGTGGTACGTGGCAGTCTGTTACTGCGCAGGTCGTACAACACGGCACCGGTGCGCCTGTTATTGGAACTACTCCAAGTAACCCCTCTCTTTATGTGGATATCAATACGTTCCCCTTCACCACGTATGTGTTCCACAACAATACATGGACGAAGACCGCAGGGGAGTATTCTCAGTTCGGAAGTGGAGCCCCTCAGAACGGGGTAACGCCCAACGAACCTAGTATCTACTTCGACGTTTCGGCATCCCCTATGAAGATGTACACTCGTCGTCTCGGTTCGTGGTTCAAAGTGGGTGACGACTCCGCTGCTCAGACTCACGCCAAGCTCTATTTCTTCGCTCAACTGTAAGGAGCATAAATCATGCCTTCTGGTCGTTTTGGAAAAGCAAGCCTTACTTCGGGTGCGTATACTAACCTATATGAAGCACCTGCTACCGGCATTGCCCACGCAACTGCTAACGTCAACTTTGTCAACACAGGCACCGTTAACGCCAACATCCGGCTGGCAATCTCAGCTAGCGGAGTTAGTACCCCTGCTGCGGCCGATTTCATCGAATACGACGCCCTCTTAGAGCCCGGAGAGGTTCTTGAGCGGACAGGTATTGTCATGTCGCCCGGCGAACGCATTCTAGCTTACGCCAGTGCAGCAGGTGTGGTCGCACGTGCGAATGGATTCGAAGGCTAATCGTCATGGGGCGCTACTACTCAAGGCACCGCCAAACTCAGCGGTCAAGCATTCGAAATCAATCCATCAATAACTTGACGGTAGCCGGGACCAGCTCGTTCTCTAACGCTGCGACGTTCAACTCGGTTACCGCGAACGGCTCCAGCGCTTTGCGAGGAAACGTCACGGTCGGTCTCTCCTCCGCCAACTCTCTGACGGTGGCCTCGTCCTCCGTCTTTTCTGGTCCGGTAGAGATGCAAGGGACTGTTTTGATGACTTCGACGGGCGCTCTTCGGCTACCCTCTGGCACAAACGTTCAGAGGCCGGTCGGGCCAATCGGCGGCATGATTCGTTTCAATACAGCTATCTCTAACCTAGAGTTCTGGAACGGTAGTACCTGGACGGTCGTCGGCACCGGAACGGGCTCCAGTGGTGGTGCTACTGGCGCAGGCGAAGACAAGATCTTTTACGAGAACCAGCAACTCGTAACCGGGTCTTACGTTCTTTCGCCTGGATTCAACGCAGTTTCTGCCGGACCAATTCGCATTGCCAACGGCGTTACTGTTACCATCCCGAGCGGCGCAGGTTGGGCTATCGTCTAAAGGTGAACTAGAAATGTCTAAACTTCAAGTCAACGAGCTGGAGCACCCGTCTCCAGGTTCTCTTCTAACTCTCCGTAAACCTGCTCGTCCGGACGACGCAGCTGCGCCAAACGAACTGATTCGACTTTCCCAACTGCAATCGTATGCCGCACCCGTCGCGGGCAGTGCCTCTCAGCCTTTCTCAGTTGCGCCTCCGGCTACGTCGGATCAAGCTGTACCTCTTGGCCACCTTGGTACGGCAGGGGCGACACTCTTCGCACCCTTGGAGGGATCTGGTACCCAAGCCTTCTCGGTAGCCGCAGCCACTCTGGTTTCACACGCCGTGAGGCTTGGACAGTTTGCGGCAGCCGCTGGCTCTAGTTCTCTAACTTTAGAGTTACCTGCCCTTGGTTTGCCTGGAGGTGCGACTCGGATTATTATCCAAGTAGGGTATCTCCCCAGCCGACCATCCATCGCTTCAACGCACGCGTACAATACACCGTTTCCCAACCAATGCTTTGGGGTCTGGTTTACAGAGGTATTTTCTGCTCAGCATAACGATAATCCTAAACTAAATACGGCACCCGGTTTGTCAACATTCACCATGCACTCTGACGCCCCTTCTAATCCGATATATTGGATAGCCGTCGGATATTGAGTCGC